ACTCGAAATTGTTGCGGTCGGGCTTGAGGTTAACCGAACCAGGTAGCCGGAAGTTGCGGACGGGATTGCAGGCACCAGGGTCGGTGTAGCCAGCGTCTGCAATGGCGCGAATGGCCGCGCTGAACTCGGCCTTGGTCGGCTGGTCGCTGAAAGCGTAGCCCCACTGAAATGACCCTTCGGACGTTTCCATGATCCACGTCGGGTCGAGCGGTGGCACCTTGGACTTGGTGCCAATGTCGTCCAGCATCATGACGAGGATGTACTCGCAGTTGGCTGCGCTGGCCGACACGCGGCCATCGGTGAAACGGTCAACGACGAAGCTGGCGGTGTTGGCGTACCACGCCTCTTTAGCCTTGGTGCCCTTGGTGGGCAGATGCGCTGGCCAAGTGCATTTGACTGCGCCGTCGGCGTGAAGTTGTATTTCGTTGTTTTTTAACTGCGGTTTTTGACGCACAATCAGTGCAGTCTCGCCAGCAGGGGCGAGTTTTATGATAAAGTCCAGAAATTCCAAGTTATTGCTCCCGTTAAAGCCCGCCTGCCAGCGGGCTTTTTATTTGCCATATCTCGACATGATTGCCACTTCTGCGCCAAGGGGTAAACCCTTAGCCCATTCGGGTGGCGTACACATCACCTCTTTGAGCCGCACGGCCATTTCTTCTGGCCGGTCGGTTTCTAACACTATCTCGTCATGCACATGCAGCACCACGTCATCAAGCTGGCGCAGTGAGTGGCGCAGCAGATCGTTGGCGGTGGCTTGGGTGATATTCTCACATGCCAACCCTTTCCAAAGCCTTGCGCGCGGCCATTCGGTCGCATCTGCTGCCGGTTTCCATGCGGCCTTGGCGTAGGTCACGCCATCGGCTTCCAGCTTGGCAAACGGGTAACACAGGACGCGACCGGAGGGCAGAGCGTACCAGAGATGCTGACCATCATATAGATAGGTAACCCGCCCCACGCTGAACTCGTGGCCTTTGTTTCGCATGGCGCGGGTGTAGGCTTCTTCCAAGTCTTGCCAATAAGGCACCGACCAAGGGTTTGCCCTACGCCATGCGTCAACCATGCGCTTGGCATCCGACTCGGGTAGGTTCACGCCGTAAGCACGACCCATCGCGGCGAAGGCACCAACGCCACCGGCAAAGCCGCAGGCAAGCTCTTGGACTTTGCCGATCTGGCGCTGCTCACCGGTGACCTGATCGACCGTCACACTAAAGGTGGCCGAAGCGTTGACTTTGTACACGTCTTCGCCGTTGGCAAAGATGGCCAGCTTGCGCTCGCCTGCTGGGCAGTTGGACAGCCAAGGGTTGGCACGGGCTTCGATAGATGACCAGTCAGCCACGACTAGGGATTTTCCCTTAGCCGGTATCAGTGCGGGCCTGAGCATTCCTTTGAGGACATCTGTAACGCGCTTGCCAAACTGAGGAACAATTGAATGGCCTCTGACCATTGCAGTTCTAACGTCCTCGGGCGATTTGGCGCACTTGCGAGTGAAATTGTGAACCTGGGCTCCGTAGCTTGAAGCTCGACCTGTCGCAGATCCTCCAGCAAACACGAAAGCTCCTCGGACTCGATTGTCCTCGACGTCTGCAAGAGATGCAAGGCGGCTGAACTTCGCAACCGAAGAGGCCCATAAATCATCCGCGCATTGGATGACCTCGGCAACAGCGGGCGGTATCTCATCTGGGTTCTCCATCGCAAGCAAGTTGGCTCGCACAGTCTTGTCAATCGAATATTTTTCACCGTTTTTCATGAGCTTCAAAGCCTGTGGCCCTACGCGGTCGATCACCCACTGGCGCATCTTGGGCGACCTGACGCTGGTGATGGCACCTTCGGTCACCTCGGCCACGATGTCTTGAATCTCGACCAATTCATCACTGGCAAACTTGATGGCGGCATGGCACATGGGCACGTCCACCAACACGCCACGGTCGTTGATGCGCTCATTGACGTGGTAGTCGGCCAGCTCATCCGCTGACAGTGGGCGCAGGGCCTTGCTGATGGAGCGCATGGCACGGACATCTTGTTCGCAGTAGGCCACCATCTCGGCCATAAGCGCGGCGTCCTGCCGAAAGGTGCCGTCAGCCTGCGGGATCGACAGCAAGCGGATCAGTTGCGCGCCTCGGTGGCTTTTCTTCATGGACGCGCCAGCAAACCGGCCAACGTCTTCCAGCGAGCCAGGCGCGCAGTTGGCGCGGGCTTGTGTTGCGGTGCAGTAGAACTGCTCTAGGTCAAAATTAATGCCCAGCACATACCAAAATATCAGCCGTTCAAACGCGGCATTGTGGGCGTAGATCATGCCGGTGTAGTTGTGTATTGCTTTGGGAAATGGCGTATCAGGTAACCATGTCACCACATCTTCATCGCCAAACGCATACGACATGCACAGCACTTCGGTGCTGGGGTCTTGCGCGTAGTTGTAAACGCCGTGCTTGAGTAAGTCGCACCGGCTGCGGGTTTCAAAGTCTAGCCAAAGCATTACAGCGAACACACTCTGCAAGTTGGGACTTTACCTTCGCCGCGAATCTTGCGTCCACTTTCAAACTCAACGGCCAACTCTTTGAGAGACGCTGGCCAAGTGTCGCGCTGGGGTGATCTGAAGGTGTGGCCGAGCTTTTCTTCTATGGCCACGCCTCTTGCGTATTCTTCTGGGTAGTCACGCCAAAGGTCACGCCATTCGCCCAAGCGTTGGTATGGACACACGGCGCAGTCAGTGCGTCGGGGAATGGTGACTTCGCGCTTGGCCAAGTATTCCCACACATCTGCTTCTTTCCAGCCCCACTCACGCATGGGAAAGCGAATCTTCATGTCTTCGCCGTAGATGCCGCGCCGTGCTTCTTCGTCAGCGCGAAGGCCAACGTACAGCACTGAGCCTTCAGGCAGCGTTTCAAAGTATTTGATAGTCGGCTCAATCTTCAGAATGCGAGTGCACCATCTGGCGCGAAAGTTGGGCAGCATCTGCTGCTCATCAATCAAGCCGTACAGGTCAGTCGTGTGGCCAACCTTCTTGATGGGCAAACCCAACATGCGCTCCAGCTTTGCCCAATGCTCGACCATCTCAGGCAACTCATTGCCGGTAGCGTTGCAGATCAGTTCATATTCACGCGGCTCAACTTCCATCAGACGAAGCGCCAATGCTGTTGAATCCTTACCGCCGCTCAAACCAATAACATGTTTCATGTCGTGTCTCCTTTCCAATGCCGCCTGTCACGCGGCATCAGGAAGATTACTCTTGCGTTGGAGGCGCAGGCATTTGCGCTTGGGCTTGCATTCGGATTTTGTCCATCAGCGAAGCCAGCAACGCCATCACAGCGTTGATTTCTTGCACGTCAAGTTCTATCTTCATGCTGACCTCCGGCGACGGCCTGCTGCGGGTGCTGGGACTTCTTCAACTTTGGGGGCGACCGCCGGATCGCCCTCCATGCTGACCCATTCGACTACCTCAAACACTGGCGTGTAAATCTTGCCGTAGCTTTTGTGGGCATAGTGGTCTTTGCGAAGACGCACGATAGCCACTGGCTTGGCTTGATCCTTATCGACCTGCTCGGCCAAGGCGACTGCGATGGCTTGAACCGCTTTTTTACCGCCAACCGAAGTCGTGGTGTAACGCGCTTCCATACCCTTGTCTTCGCCGCTGATGCACTTCAGAGACAGGCCGACCTGTGTCTCCCAACCCTTCTTGGCACCTGGGGGCGCTTCGTCGAGTTCGGGCAACGGCTGGCTGACACTGGCCATCTTCTCGGCCAACACCTCGCCATCACCCCAAGCGATGAAGCCGTGGACAAAGGAGAAGGGGTTGATCGCCCACTTGCTGTCGTCTTCGACTTCGGTTTGATCGGCACCGAAGACCCAGTGGCCAGTCTTATCCATTTTGAGGATAGCTGTACCGGCAGGGCCGACATCGGATTGAATCGCCCGCAGCGCGGATGACAGAGTGGAAACTGCTGGCAAGCCAGCTTGAGAGAACGCTACTAAATTGGACATTTGATTTTTCCTTTATTAAAATTAAACTTTATTTTCATCAATGCGATGGTCACCGCACCAGTCATTTACAAAGACAACGGGGTAACCGTTCATCGTTGGGGCATGCCGACGGCAACGACCCAAATGATAAATAGGGTTTAGCGTGTCAATTGTCCCCGCTTGAATGGTTTGCTTCGGAGCAAACCAAATGCACGTTTTGCAACGCATTCCTTGAGAACGGTGAACCCAAGGGTCAACAGTAGTTTCCATTTACTTTTTCCTTATTGAAGTTTAGAAAGGGCGGCAGTCAACTGCTTCCCGATTTGCAACACTGCTGGGCGCGGGTCATCCGCGCTTGCCAATGTTGTGCCTGAAGACACTGACACGACAAGATCGTCGGGCAATGTCATCTTGCGCTTTTTGAGTTCTTTCTCAGCTTGTGCTGGAGAAACCAACTCAGGTTCTTTGTAGGGCTCAATGCCCAATTTGCGTAACTCTACATGAGCTTGCGCTTCATCAACCCACTGACGTGTACCACGCTTGGCCACCAGTTTATACCCAGGCACCGGCGCGCCGCTGTCCAGAATCTGATGCGCCAGCGCGCGCAGGTCTTTGATCCAATCTTCCAGTATGTCAGCGTTGGCCAAGTAGGAGCCCAGCGTCTGCACGTCAATGGCTTCGACTTGCGTCTTCAACGCACGGTCAACAGCGCCGGTCATCTGTGGGCAGATGGGCTTGGCCGCGCACCAACGGCAGTGGTCGCCGATCTTGAGTTCGGCATTCGGTTGCTGGGCCAGCTTGACGGCCTTGACCAAGTCTTTTTCAAACTGTGCAATGCGAGCCGGTGTGGTCACCCAACGCTTGACCTGTGGCGGCTGGACGATCACCATCTCAATCTCTTCAACGTCTTTGAACGCCCACTTGGCTTCTTCGGTACGCATGGCCGCAGCGGCGTAGAACATCAGTTGTGGGTTTTCCTCGACTTCCACAGCAACACCGTCACCGAACTTCCAATCAAGAACAATAGCTCGATTGCCCAAACGACCAATAAGATCAGTGCTGCCAAATACGCCAGGCAACAAATCACCAAATCCAACACGCGTTTCAGCTTCAATTTCCATCTCCCTGTTTGGGTCGATCACGTCCAGAGCCGCAAGAGCAGGCACCAGTTTGTTGTCGATCAAGTCCAACGTCAGCACTTGATCGTTATAAGTGCGGCCAAGAAATGACTCGGGGTGTTCGTCTGACATCACTATTTCAGCGATGACGTTGTGCAACAGCGTACCCTCGTCGGCGTACTTGCTGCTGGGTTGCGGCGGCATCTTCTGCACCAAGGCTACAGAGCCTGGGCAGTTCATTACGCGCTTGGCGGTTGAGCCGCCGACTATCTTACTGTGATCCATGTTTAGTTTCCTCTTTGGTGTGGACTGTAATAGTGTCGGGCAACTCAATAACATTCTGAATGCGGTCTAACTTTACGTATGGCGCGATTTCATCTTTAATGTGATCCAAGATGATTTGCTCAATCTCAGCGCGGGTGAATTCTATTTTCATTTGACTCTCCTTTAGTTGAATGAGACTGAACTATAGCACAGAAAATAAAACTGTGCTAAACTTTTTGACATGAAAGAAAAAATAGTCGAAAATCATTTTGTCTGGGCAGTTGAGCGCATTGGTGGCAAGACGTACAAGTTCACGTCGCCAGGGCGCAAAGGCGTTGCAGATCGAATCGCGTGTTTGCCTGACGGCAGTACATGGTTTGTGGAGTTGAAGACCAAAGGCGGCAGGCTGTCAGCGTTGCAGAAGATGTTCATGTCGGACATGGCTTTGCTGAATCAGAAGTACGCATGTTTATGGACGATAGAACAAGTTGATGAATTCATTAAGGAATACGCGCAATGATTCACTACCACGGGCTACCGATTACACCGGCAACGGTTGCTGTTCGGGCAGTTGAAGCAGGCCATGCGTTTGTCAGTTACGCCCACGCAGATCAACTTGGTGTGGCTGTAGAAGTGTGCCAATCTTTTGCTATTGATAACGGCGCTTTTTCCGCGTGGAAAAGTGGAAAACCTGTTCAAGATTGGCGGTCGTTTTACGAATGGGCTGCGGCATGCCAACGTATTCCTTCATGTGATTTTGCAGTAATACCCGACGTAATTGACGGCGATGAAGCATCTAACGACGCTTTATTAGATGAATGGCCTTTAGGCGCGATGTTTGGTGCGCCAGTATGGCACATGCACGAGTCACTAGACAGGCTAAATAGGTTGGCTGCAACGTATTTGCGTGTGTGCATAGGTAGCAGCGGGCAATACGCAACTGTAGGAAGCGGGGCATGGTGGATGCGGATTGATCAAGCAATGCGGGTAGTTTGTGATTGCCAAGGCCGTCCATTGGTAAAAATGCACGGGTTGCGGATGCTGAACCCAAAAGTATTTACGCGATTGCCGTTTGCTTCTGCCGATTCTACAAATATTGGCCGTAATGTTGGTATTGATAAACATTGGGCAAAAGGTAATTATTTACCGCCTACTAAAGAAGCGCGCGCGCAAGTTATGCGTTCTCGTATTGAAGCTTTCAACTCCTCCTCAACTTACAACTTTAAGGATTTAACATGAATTTAATTATTGCAATATCGACATACGCTGCGGCTATGGTTTTTGCCAATCTTAGTGTGGCGATGTTTGGCCCAAGCATCACACCTGTCAATGCGTTTGTATTGATTGGCTTAGATTTAGCTTTACGCGACTGGCTTCATGTTCGACTAAAAGTTTGGCAAATGGCCGCGCTTATATCTGCAACTGGCGCGCTTACGTATGTTCTTAACCCTGCGACAGGTCAAATAGCTGTTGCGTCTTCATGCGCGTTTATTGCGGCTGCACTTGTAGATTGGGGCGTATTTGCGCGGTTGCGCGGGTCGTGGTTATTTCGCGCCAACGGTTCTAATATTGTTGGCGCAGCAGTAGATTCCATATTGTTTCCAACAATTGCTTTTGGCATGTTGATGCCGCACATTGTTGTTATGCAATTTATGGCTAAAGTCATTGGCGGTGCGGCGTGGACTTGGTTGATTAAACGTAATGAAACTTAGACCCTACCAAGACGAGGCGGCTGACTTCTTGTACGAGCGCGACCGAGCCATGATTTTGGCACCTGTTGGCGCGGGCAAGACAGCCATCACTTTGACGGCCATGCAGGACATGCTGGCCAACGGTGTGGCCAAGCGGTTCCTTGTTCTGGCACCCAAGCGCGTCTGCACCGACGTGTGGCCTATCGAGCAGCCCAAGTGGGCACCAGCGACACCGGTGGCCGTGGCGGTCGGCACACCCAAGGAACGGCTGGCCGCGTTGCGTTCCAAGGCGCAGATTGTGGTCAGCAACTACGACAACATCCAATGGCTGGCCGAGCAGGTGCTCAACTTTGATGGCCTTGTGTTTGACGAACTGACACGCTTGAAGAACCCGTCAGGCACACGCTTCAAGGCGCTGCTGAAAGTGTTGGAACCCATGACCATTCGCTGGGGCTTGACCGGCTCCTTCACTAGCAACGGCTTGGAAGATGTGTTTGGCCAGTGCAAGATCGTTGACCAGTCGTTGCTCGGTCGTTCCAAAGGCGCGTTCATGCAACAGTACTTTGTGCTGATCAACAAAGAGTTTGGCGAGTGGGCACCGCGTGTCGGTGCGCTGGCCAACGTCATGGCGCGCATCAAACCGGCCACCTATGTGTTGGAAGCTGGCGAGTACGCCGACAAGCTGCCGCCGTTGCATGTGATTGAAGTGCGTTGCGATCTGGACGACCGCAAACCCTACGAGAAAATGCGTGTGGATTTTCAGGCGCTGGATGTCACCGCTATCAACGCGGGTGTGGTCACCGGCAAGTTGCAACAGATGGCCAGCGGGTTTGTGTACGACACGCGCAAGACGGCTTCTGACGTGCCAGGTAAGTTCATCGTCACACAGACGCCAGTGTGGTTTAGCAGCCATAAATTTGACCGACTAGAGGAGTTGTTGAATGAAAATCAAAGAGCAAATACGATCATTGCTTACACGTATCAAGAGGAGTTGGCAGAGCTTAAACGCCGCTACCCCCGAGCCCAAACCCTTGACGACAAAGATGCCATTCAACGCTGGAACGCTGGGCAAATCGAGTTACTACTTGTCCATCCAAAGTCAGCAGGCCACGGGCTCAACCTCCAGTTTGGGGGTTGTCACATGGTGTTTCTGTCCTTGCCGTGGAGTTTGGAATTGTACGAACAGGTCATTGGTCGTCTGCACCGCTCAGGCCAAGCGCACAGTGTGTGGGTGTACGTGATGATGACCAACAAAACTGTGGATGAAAAAATCTGGGGCGCGTTACACGACAAACGCGCCATATCTGACATCGCTATGGAGAGTTTGAAATGAGTGTACGTTTAAACAATTGGAAGACCCAGCTAAAGGCTGAAAAGTCTATTCAGAAAATTTATCAGCGAGACTTTAACGCCGCATGGCGCAAGTTGAGTAAGAGCATGACGTTAGTTAAAAAATTGGAGGACAAAGTTGCAACTCACATGGCGAAAATTAAATGAAGAACTCAAGACCTTTGATGAACAAAAGGTTTTGGAGATGCTGACTTACGAGCGTGTCAACGCCAAGCGTGTGGTGGTGCTGGAGCGATTGCATCAACGCTATACCACGCTGAGAGCGTCACGCGAACGTATTGAACTTTTACAGGAGGCAACGCAACCATGAAATATCTTTTATTTTTACTTATGACCGGATGCGCGGCGGGGTCGTCGTGGCAAGCCAGCTTGGGCGAGCCTACTGGCGGGCCAGAGCAGAAGATGGTGCTGGACAAGGACATCCACGCCATGAGCCGCAACGAGGTCATCTTGGCCGTGCAGGAGTGCGAAAGCTCTGGCCTGCGCGCTGTGATGGTGTTTGGCAAACGCAAGATCAACAACTACACCGCCGATGTTGTAGCTGACGTGACGTGTGCACCCAAATACAGGTACTGAATATGATTAAAGTATTGAAACAGATACAGCAATGCTTGAAAGACAAAATGTACGCTCATGCCGAAATGTACTTATTGGAAGCAATTGCAGAGTTGGAAAGCCAAGAGCCTATGTCTACACTATGGCAACACGGTGAAACTGGTACGTTTCGTGTAACAACGCCAGATTCAATCACTGACTGCGATGCTCAATGGGTCAAGATTGGCGATTTATACACCCATTCACCACAGCGCACATGGGTAGGGCTGACTGATGATGAGATTAACGAGTGGACACCTGAGATTCATGGCGTAATTCAAGCCATTGAAGCCAAGCTCAAGGAGAAGAACACATGATTGAAGCAATCAAAAATTTTTTTAGCAAGCGCAGCACAATTGTTGCGCAGGGGTTTGTCTGGCGCTGCACACGTTGCAACCATATTTTTATAACCAAATCTACAGCGG